GGTGACATAACTGCCTATTACTTGGACCCGGAGAGAGCCACATCAATCTTTGAAGAACGTGAGCGATTGGGAGCAGCCCGGATCGGCGGCATAGCCGCAGAAACCGGATTTGGCACCATTGCCCGTCAAACCGCAGAACGCCTACAAGCGGCTGGGGTTACTGAGACAAGAGCTCGTCAGGGTTTCCAAGAAATAGCGCAGTCCACCATCGCTGAAGAAACAGTAGGCGACATAGGCGACATCACCGACACACAGGTGATAGGCGGCGAGTTCGGCACCGACCCGGAAGCGGCGCGGCGCATCGAGAAACGGCGTCAAACCCGGCTATCCAAGTTCGCTCAAACAGGTGGCCCGGCCCTAACCCAAGGCGGATACATCGGGTTGGGTTCAGCCGAATAACGCCCCGTTTAGGGCGTCCCCGGACAAGGGTTCGTGGGGGCTGTTATTGTTTCTTTTAGACGTTATCGGCCGCAGAATATCTGCGAGAGCTGCAAGCGTCGGCCACCACCTGCCGGCCTCCCCGGTGGGTGCGACAAGGACAGGGAGCGGGCATAGATGGCTGAGACGCAAGAGTCTGAGACCGTTGAACTAGAAGACGGCGACGAACCGAAGCGTAACTGGCGGCGGGAACTCGAAGACAGGGCGAAAACAGCGGAGACGAAAGCCTCCGAGTTGGAAACCCAGTTGGCGGGGTTGCAGCGGGCAGAAGCGTTCCGGTCGGCGGGAATCGACCCGAATGATTCACGTCAATCATATTTCGTAAAGGGATATGACGGCGAAATCGAGTCGGATGCGATCCGAGCGGCGGCTGTTGAAGCAGGGTTCATCAGTGGTGGACCAGGCGGAGACACGGTTCCTGACAATGTGGTGGCTCTCCCGGGGACGGGCGATGCGGTCACTTTGCATCAGGAGTTGGCGGCGCAGCAAAGGATCGCTGAGGCAGGGGTTGCTCCGCCGGTTCAGGCACCTGATTTGAATGCTCAGATTGGGGCTACGCAGAATGAAGCCGAGTTGAAGGCTTTGATGCGGTCGCAGGGCTACGAGTTCGACGTTCAAGGATAAAGGCTTCTCCCTTTCCCTTGGAGTAACAACTAGATGGCTTATACACAGAAGTCATCGCTTTCTAGCGACCAGACCGCCTTTGAGCAGTTGGCGTATTTCGCGTACCGGGCACAGCCCTTGCACGACACTTACGCTTCTGTGAAGGCTACGCGCCAGTCCCATCGTGGTTCTGGTGTGACGTTCAACATCTACGCGGATCTGTCGCAGGCCACTTCGGCTTTGACAGAGACTTCGGATGTGACCGCAGTCGCTATGAGCGATTCAACCGTGACCGTGAACCTTTCCGAATACGGAAACGCGGTCATCACAACGGCAGCCCTTCGAGGTCAGTCGTTTCTCAACATTGACAGCGACGCAGCCAACATTGTTGGCTACAACGCCGCTGACAGCATGGACCAGGTAGCAGCAGACCAGTTGCAGGCCGGGTCCAACGTGAAATACATCGGGCAGTCGTCCCGGGGTGCGATCACGTCGTCCAACACGATCACCTCGAACGCTGTACGGGAACAGGTCGCCGCTTTGCGGACGGCTTCCGTGCCGACGTTCTCGGGTGGTTCCTACATCGGGTTTATCCACCCGGATGTGGTCTACGACTTCATTGGTGCCACCGGCACCGCTGATTTGCGGTCGTTCCAGATCCGTCAGGATGCAGCCGGTGTCCGCCAGGGCAGCATCGGCGTCTTTGATGGAGTTGACTTCATCGAGACCCCGCGTGCACTTCTGGTAACGGACGGCGGTTCAAGCACAACCGACGTGTACGGCACAGTCATTATTGGCCAGCAGGCGCTGGCTAAGGCTTTCAGCACGATGTACGGGGAGAACCCGTCTGTCGTGTTTGGCCCGGTGACTGACAGTCTGCGCCGCTTCCAGCCTGTCGGCTGGTACAGCATGTGCGGCTACGGCCGGTTCAGGGAGGCCGCGATCCGTCGGATCGAATCAGCTTCCAGCATCGGCTCCAACTAGGAGTCGTGACGTTTGTTGACGGGGGCCGGGGTCTGGCAAGCGCCCCGGTTCCCCGTTGATAAGCGGGAGGAGACGCGTTGTGGGTTACAAGGTGCGGAAGCCTCGGAGGCCGAAGCGGTGACTGGCGGGAAGTATTCGTCGGTTGGTTTCTTGACGAAGCGTGGCACGTCTAATCGTAAACCTGTTCGCAGAGACTCCGACGGCAAAGTCGGCGGGGTCCGAACCGAGCATTGGGATGGGCGTGTGGATGCACACGTTGTTCCGCGTTCGGTGAAGTTGAAGGTCGTCTCGGGAGGTGACCGGTAATGGCTGTAACAGCCTCGGGACTGTTTGTTCCGACGTTTCTGGACGTGTTGGATGCCACACAGTTGGCTGTCAACACGGGTTCGGACACGTTCAAATGCGGGATGGTCACTAATAGTGCGACACCGGATTTTGACCTGCATGACGAGTGGGCTGATTTGTCTGCCCAGGAAGTGTCGGGCACGGGGTACACGGCGGGTGGTGCTGCGCTTACGTCGGTGACGTTGACGGGGTCGTCTGGGACGATCACGTTTGATGCCGCGGATGTGTCGTGGACGACTTCGACCATCAGTAGTGCCCGTGCGGCGGTTGTGTATGACGACACGTTGGCGGGCGACAAGTTGATTGCTTTGGTTGATTTCGGGGCTGATTACAGCTCTAGTGCGGGGACGTTCACTATTACTTGGAATGCCAGCGGTATTTGGACGCTGGATTTGACTCCGTAGGGGGCGGGTAGATGGCTACTAACTATCCGACGAGTCTGGATACGAGCAGCACGACGCTGCGTACCGATATTGCTTCTACCGACGATTTGGATGCGTCTGGTAAAGAGCATGACCTGATGACGAACAACGTGAACGCTGCTGCGATCGCGGTTGAAACGAAGGTTGGTACTGGGTCGTCTACGGCTGTGACGGATTCGGTGCTGGCTGGTACTGGTGCTGGTACGTCAGCTTGGACTACTGCGCCTACGTTTGGTGGGTCTGTTACGTCGGCTGGGTTGACGGTGTCTGGTGCGGTGGCTTGCGCTGACCAGGTGGTGGGCCGGCCGGAGTTGAAGGATTACGCGGAGACGGTGAACGCGATTGGTAACACGGCTGCTTCTCAGGCGGTCGATTTGGAGTCTGGGAATGTGGTTACTGCGACTCTTGCGGTGGCGACGACGACGTTCACGTTCAGTAATCCGTCGGCTACTGGTAAGTCGTGTTCGTTTACTCTGATTTTGTCTCAGGATGCGACTGGTTCTCGTACAGTGACTTGGCCTGCTTCGGTAAAGTGGGCCGGGGGTACGGCTCCGACACTAACTACGACTGCTTCCCGTGCAGACGTTTTGACGTTTTCGACGGTTGATGCTGGAACTATCTGGTACGGGTTTGTAGCGGGTCAGGACTTCTCCTAATGCCTTTGGGTGCCGTGAAGGCCGGGCTGTTGGGGGCTGCTGGTTCTGGCGCTGCTGCGTTGACGGCGTTTGGTGGGATCATCACCCAGTACACCGATTCTGGTACGACGTATCGGGTGCATACGTTCCGTGGTTCAGGCAAGTTCTTTGTGTCTAGCGGTGAGGCTGATGTGGATTGGCTGCTCGTCGGTGGCGGTGGCGGTACAGGCGTGGGTGGCGGTGGAGCAGGTGGTGTCCTTGGTTCCCTAGCGGGAGCGAGCGGAGCCACGACTGCTTCTGGCGCATTCTCAGCCAGTACAACGTCTGGAGACAGCGGAACGGCTGTTCACACCATTGTTGTCGGTACTGGTGGCGCTGCGGGCGACTCGTCTGGTTCAGGTAACGCCGACGGCAATGATTCGACGGCCTTTGGTTACACCGCTGACGGCGGGGGCAAGGGCGGTGAAGGTGCTGGCGGTGCGGGCGGTTCGGGTGGCGGTGGCTACCCCGGCTCGGCAGCAGGCGCAGGAACGTCGGGCGAAGGCTACGACGGTGAGGCTGGTGGTTCCGTCGGCGGTGGTGGCGGTGGCAACGGTGAAGCAGGTGGCACCGACGGAGCAGGACAGGGCGGTGATGGTGCCCTGCATTGGGGGATCACGGCAACCGCTGTCGGCTATGCGGGCGGTGGTGGAGCAGGCGACTACAACACGGGTGTACGCAAGGTCGGCGGGGACTACGGAGGCGGCGACGGTGGCAACAACGCCGACGACGCTCAGGCCGGTGTCCCGAACACGGGCGGTGGAGCGGGTGGTCGTGACATCACTGGTGTCTCGTATCCCGGTCGGCAAGGTGGCGCAGGCATCTTCCTCGTCCGATACGAGGTGGCTGCGTAATGGCTGATCCCGCATACATCGTTGACGGTGTTCTCACTGACGGTGAGGCATGGGTGCCCATCCAGTCCATCGAACCGACAGCGAACTTTGAGTGGGCCAGCACCGACGACGGTCAGGTCGGCGACTTTTCGCAATACATGGACCTGAAAGTCATTGGCTATTTCAGAACGAGTCAAGCATCGGTCAACGTGAATCTGACGATGAACTTCAACAACGCCAGCGACACCTTCTCGTACCAAATCCTTCGTGGCAACGGGACGGCTGCGAGTGCTGTATCGGGGTCGGTTGCTGGTAGGTGGGACCCGTGTGAAGGGGCGGGGGCTTCTGCCACAGCAAACGTATTCGCTGGGGTTGTCATCGACATCTTCGACATCAACTCTGGTAAGTACAAGTCGTCTATCGCCACAGGGGGGTCAGGCGACAATACTGATACGAACAGTTACGCCACGATGCACGCCTCAACGTGGCAGTCGCAGGCTCCGATCACGGCTATTGACTTCTGGTCCCGCTCTGGCGGCACGTTCGTTGCTGGTTCCCGATTCGACCTGTTCGGCATCCTCCCAAGGATGGTGGCCTGATGGCCGTAATCGAAGCAATCGCCACAACGTATTTGGAGGCTGATGCTGCGTCGGTCACGTTTTCGTCGATTCCGTCTACTTATGAGCATCTGCAACTACGGATGTCGCTACATAGCGATAGGTCAGCGAACCAAGATAACATAGGGATTCGGTTCAATGGAGATACGGGAGCCAACTACGCATCTCACACCATGCGAGGGCGGGGAACAACCACTTACGCGGGAGCATATACGGGACTAAACCAAATGTACGGCTGGTCAGCATCCGCAGCCAACCAGCCGTCAACTGATTATTCGGTTTCGGTTGTTGATGTGCTGGATTACGCCAATGGCAACAAAAACGCAACGATTCGATTGACGAACGCCACAGAAATGTTGACCTCATCGCCGTATTTATGGTTTACTAGTGGACTTTGGGTATCGACGGCGGCGGTTACTTCCATGACGGTGGTGCCTGTTTCGGGCACGAACTGGACCCGTGGTTCTGAGTTTACTCTCTACGGATTGAAGTCTTCCTGATGCCTGCTTTCACTGTTATCGACCACACTGAGATCGGGTCGGGTGGCGCTGCGTCGTGGACGAAGAGTTCGATTCCGTCCACCTACGATCATCTGCTCATCAAGGGGTCGGTTAGAACAGCCGCCTCGTACAACTCAACATATCTGAAGTTTCAGGTGGGAAATAGTGGAATCGACACGGGAACCAACTACTCGGAAACCTACCTGTATGCAGGAGCCAGCCCAGCGTCAAGCCGACTGACCTCACAGTCGCAAATCAAATACACGCTAATCCCAGGTGCGACTGCCACATCGAACACATTTGGATCGCTATCAATCTGGATTCCCCACTATGCGAACACGGCGAACTACAAACAGTTCGTGATGGACTCTGTGGCAGAGAACAATGTTACTACGCCAGCGCTGTCTCTCGTCGCTGGGCTGTGGCAGTCCACCTCAGCAATCACCGATCTGAAACTTGTTCAATGGGCTGGGTCGAACCTTGACCAATACAGCACCATCACCCTGTACGGGATAACCAACAACGCCTAAAACCACTAGGAGCGACACATGGCTAGACAGAAAGTCGTCAACGGCGAATATTTCGACCTGACGGCAGAAGAAGAAGCAGAACTGGATGCGATGGCTGAAGCCGCCGACCTAGACCTCAGCATGGTTCGAGCCGACCGCAACGCCAAGTTGGGAGCGTCTGACTGGACACAGTTGGGTGACGCAGCGTTGGCAGGCCACACCGCTGAGGAGTGGGCTGCGTACCGCCAGTCGTTGCGGGATCTACCTGCGACGTATTCGCGTGTGTCTGAGGTTGTGTGGCCCGAAACACCTGTTGAGGAAGCAGCACGGCTTGTTGCTGAGGCCGCAGCGGCAGAAGCAGCCCGCCTGGCAGCCGGATAAACAAACCAGTGGAACCGGTCACCCGCACCGACTGGGGCGCAAAAACACCCCGCTGGACAACCAGACAAAAGCGCCCCGTAGACCACGTCTTCATCCACCACGGCGCAACCCTCCTGGGCGACCACACACAACGCGGCGAAACCCGCATCATCCGCGCCTACCAAAACCATCACCACCACCGCGGCTGGGCCGACATTGCGTACTCGTTCCTCGTCGGAGTCCAATCAGGCCGCGTATACACCGGGCGAGGATGGCGCAACCGGCCCGGAGCCACCCGCAACTGGAATCATCGCTCATATGCAATATGTATCGTTGGTGATACCACCCGGCAGCAGATCAGCCAGCA